CAGACTCAAAGAATCCAACCGCGTTGATTGCATGAAACCTTCCTGTTGAGTTTGCAAAAGATATGGGGTTTTGATTTAAACTGCCGTCAGCAGCAGTTCCAGTCCAACCTGTGCTGCGCGCAAAGTCTACAGGGTGCGCTTCATTACCTAGGTATTTTTCAATTTTAAACCAACGAGTCATTGAGCTACTGCTATCAATAATTACATTGTCTGATGAATTTTCTGGTGCAACACGAATCCACGACCCAATTTGTGATGAATCAAAAATATCTGTATCTACGCGCAAGTGTACCTCATCAGCTGGGACATCTTCCCTTATTAAATTATCTTCTGTAGGTGAATCAGTAGTTGTAATCTTATTATCTAGCACATGAAACAGCGACCCCGAATCAGTGATGTCTGTTACAAAATCAACTTGGTCTACATACACAACACTTGGTGTTGGACCCACTACTTCTGGATAGTCTGTTGCAGAGTCAACAACCTTTCCTAACAACCAAATATCATTTACACTATACTCAACATACCAAGCCTTTGAAAATGTATTTGCTGACTTACCTGATGCACTTATATAATCATTATATATAGCTTGAAAATCTGCCTGATCACTTTCAACTTTTGCCACTTCTTCGCCTTTAGTGACATCAATGCGTGTCTGTGATTCCTCTTCTTGTAATACTGGCTCAATATACGTGTCTACTTCATAAAAATAAGATATACCACTTATAACTTCAAACTTGCGAGGTCTGTGGTTAGGGTGACATATGTGAACAACACTTGTTTCAGAACTAAAACGTAAATCATTTAGCTGAGCTTCAGTGTATGGTATGTTATTCCACTCAAAGGCTATAGTGCCACTTGTGTTAAAAACACGGAGTCGTTTGTCTGTAAATACAAGGCGATAAGATTCACTCTTACCCACTGTTAAGTGGACTTGCCTAAACTGCGTACCCGACTCATCCTGATCCACATACTGGAGCTGAAACCCTTGCCGAAAGCTAGTAGGTCCCTGAAGAGTTGGTAAAAAGTTTGTGAATTTACGACACGAATTAGCGACGCGATCAATGTCCGTCCTACCCGATAAATTATCAGTGATTAAACCACCAGAAAAATTTGTATTAACATTACTGTATCGTGCCATATGTCTGTTGCGTACCTAATATCCTAGATGTAGAATCATCTATTGAGGCTTGAGGTGGTCCCTGTCTTGCCTCCACTACCCGTGCACGGCGAAGGGCGACCACATACTGCTGGTAGAGTATTTCATGTCTAGATTCAGAACCTGACAACTCAATGCTCAATGCTTGAGCAATATGTAGAACAACAAGACGATTTAAAAAAGGTGGGAGGGTTGTTGCAGCTGATGATAAGTCTGGTACAAACGTAAAGTAGATACTTATGGTTGGCTCGTTTGCAAATAGCTGCCCCTGCTCAATGACATAATCAGAAATTTTATAAAATTCTGTTGGGTGCTCTAGGCAGTGTAACGTGTTAAAATTAGACGGTAGGGTAAAAGAATACTCGTAAGGTCTATTAGTAAGAGGTGTTGAATTAGTAGCTGTTAGTTCAGCTCTTTGTGTATTAAAGTTAAATCTGTTTTCAGAAAATATTTCTAAAATTGCGTCTAAATACGCCTGATTAGTAATCTGGTACGTAGTGCTTGTGGTGTCAGTTGCATCCAAAAAATAACTGCCTACTTTGCGCAGAGCAGCATTCATGATGTTTAGCTTTGTAGGCGTAATCGGCATATAAAAAAGGAGTAGCCCCCCCCGAATTTACAGGGGAGGCTACGAATTGAATTACTCTTTGCAGCGGATTTCGCCAGAAACTTCACCCCACATACGAGAAGCTTCTGCACAAAGCTTGTAGTATACGTAAGGGATGTTCTTCTTAGCAGGAACACGCCATAGATCACCCTTAAGGGCTGTGCCAATAGAAAGCTTAAGAGCTTTCGGTGTAGCAACGATAACACGACGCTCATCTCCAGCAGCACCAGTAGATAATGGTAGACGCTCAGTGTGGATGAAGCGGAAGCCCATGAATGTAGTCACGTGACCTTCAGCAAGTGCCTTGCGGACTGCGAAGTCAGAGCTAACAACTTCAGAAATACCGAGTAGATCATCAAGCTGTTTCGCAGAAAGGAAGCAGTTAACAATTTCATCTTGGTCGATTGCGTGTAGGCGAAGCATGGTAGTACGTACCGCGCGAAGCTTAGCAAGAGTCAAACCAGAATTAGTTTCTGCAAAATCAGCACCAACAGAGAAACCTTCAGTCTCTCCACCACCAACAACATAGTTACCAGCAGCTGTAATGTCGCCAGCAGACTTGCCACCAACAACAATGTTAGAACGACCTTCGTCTGTTGTTCCTTCAATGAAAGTGCGCACAGTTCCACCAGACTTACCAACGTAAGACTCACCGAAAAACTTGTCGATGATAATGTCATCAATCTTACGCTTACCAGATGCAAGGAGTGCTTGAGTGTAAGCATTCATTGGATCAGTTATCACACGCTTAAGGTCCTTCTCGTCGATATACTTACCGAGTTCGTAGTCCTTAAGACCGATGCGACGACGATCATGAACGATTTCACTGTTAGGATTGTCACCATAACGAGTAGCATCCTCAGTCATCGCTTCGGCTGTGCCGACACGGTCAAAGTATTGGAACTCTTCGTTTTGAGTTTCTTGTTCGAAAAACGGCTGTAGTTTAGACTCACTTTGTTGGAAGGCTTGTTCGAAACCTTCTTTGTAAGCCTGCACATATGCAGCGTTGATTGTTGTTCCCCCAGCAGGAGAACCAGTTTGGTTCATATAGGTTGGGTCAGAATAAGGCATAATAAATAATAAATAATAATTAAAGTTAAATTAAGAGTTTGCTTTTCGATGAGCTACCCTCACGGACTCGTCTGGTTTTACGAAACCAACGGCTTTCTAAAGCTGCATCTAGACCCAAAAAAGGGCTACCCAGTATGTTCTAGATAGCCCAGTAAAATGGTGTTGTCAAGTCTTTTTAATTCTCGCCGTAAAGCTGTGCGTAAAGCTGTGCACGTTTCTCAAGAATTTGTTGACGTTTTGTACGATCCGACATAGGTAGCGACGACGGATCTGATAAAATCAAATCTGCCTGTGACGCGTCTAAGTCTTGAATCTGCGCACGAATGCCTTGAACAGAACTTTCACCAAAAGCTGATGGAGTATTACTGCCCGACGGTGGTAACGTATCTCCCATAGTCTGGGACAACTTATGAAACAACTTCATTGTTGCTGGGTGATTAGACACAATAGGGTCTTCAGCTAACTCCCTAAGTTCGGGGATTTCTTGAGCTAATGTATTAAATGCCTCTGAACTACTTCTCATGTTGACATCAAAATCATCCTTCCAATCTAGCTGTAAGGCTGTCTTAAACTCTTTTAATGTCTCGGATTGGTGTTCTGTTACGTTATGATTACCCTCTACATATAGCTGACCGTAACGACCATAAAGCTGATCAAACTGTTGTTGCGTTAGCCCCAGTTGACCTGCAAAATCAACAAGCTCTTGAACTGTATCATCATCAAACTGTGGTGACTCAACGCCTTCAATGTTGTCTGGTAGCTGTATTTCATCTGGTACTGTATACTCATCATTCTCTGGACGTAAGTTACCATAAAAATCTTCCCACTGTTCCTCACCCCAATCTGCTTGCGGTGCTTCCAGACGTTTTTTACCTAAAGCACTCTGTGCATTTAGCATCTGATTTGCAAGCGACGTAAAATTTGTTGTCTCTTGCAAAGCTTTTGCACCGCGTACATCTTCTGGTAATGTATTAACAAACTGTCTATACATGTCTTCGTTA